CGCCCCCTCACCGGGGGCGACCAACGCAGTGCAATACACCTTCTATACCAGAGGAGTTCTCTTCTAATGCCTGGCAGTCCCACCACCAGGACTCGCTCTCTCCCTTTCCGAGTTCCGGGAAGGAAAGAGAAACAGTCCAATAGCACCACGCAACCAGGGTACCCACCCTGGGAGACGCAAGTGTTAAATACGGTGGATAGGGACGTGCTAGGGACGCAGACTACTGTGTCGAAAGGTAATCCCTGGCCTCCTCGTAAGGGGGCTGGGGACGTTGGGTCTGACTTCAGTACCACAAAGTCAGAGATACTCGGTAATGGTAAAACATACCGAATGTCGCGAACGATAAAGACTCCGGTGTTCTTTGGAATCTACATGTCAACAGACGTGTTTGAGTACAAAGGCCCGTTGCTCCCGTTCGACCCCACCTCGAACCCTGGCTTTAACCCCTGGCCGTCAATTCCGGTGAGTTTTACTTCACCGTTAGAGACCCTGGGGGCCACAGCTATTTCGAGGTGTAAACCGACAAACTCGGTTGCCGACGCATCCACCTTCCTGGGTGAACTCGCCAAGGACGGACTTCCGTCTTTGGTCGGGGTAAACTCATGGAAGGATAGGTCACTCAAAGCAAAACAGGCTGCAAAGTCTGCTAGCAATGAATACCTGAACATTGAGTTCGGATGGCTGCCCCTCGTTCAGGACGTTCGTAAGCTTGCTTACGCCGTCCAGCACGCTCACAAAGTACTATCACAGTATGAGCGTGATTCGGGGAAGATGGTCCGTCGTCGGTACGACTTTCCAGTAGAAGAGTGGACTGTCAACAGAGGGAAGGTTTCGGGAGGTGCCCCTCACGGGCCCTCTCTGAGTCAACTCTTTGTTGGCAATTCCGGCACGACAGGTGAGATTCACCGTGTAGATAGGTTCTCACGGCGAGTGTGGTTTAGCGGTGCCTTTACCTACTATCTTCCATCCGATTACGACTCTCGGATGGTGATGGGCAGGCTGGCGCTGCAAGCCAAGAAACTCTATGGCATAAGCCTCACTCCAGAAGTACTCTGGAATCTCGCTCCGTGGAGCTGGGCCGTCGATTGGTTTTCAAATACGGGAGATGTCTTGTCGAATCTCTCCGATTGGAGCCAGGACGGTTTGGTTTTGCGGTACGGGTACATAATGGAGCACATAACGTGCACCAGTACCTATACCCACCAAGGTACCAGTTATTACACTGGTCACCAGGTGCAGCCGCTCGTTTTCTCATATACATCAAAGAAACGGCGGCGGGCAAACCCCTTTGGGTTTGGCGTTTCCTGGGACGGCTTGTCACCGCGACAGAGCGCCATCGCTGCGGCCTTAGGAATTACAAGGTCGTAGGTGGACAGCATTGCCAAAACACCACATCAGGGGACCTTAGTTGTATATTAAGGGTCCCTGAGTAAGGAGCACGCCTATGTCACTATCCGACCCTCAGTCAATCACGATTGCGGGTGCTACGTCTCCGTTGCCTAGGACTTCGTCCCTGGCAAACAAGAGCGAGTACACGTCGTCGGACGGGCTGATTAAGCTCTCCCTATCCCACGCCTACGGGCGGAGGAACAGGAGGGTTTTGCGGGTCGACCATCGGAAGATCGCTGCGGATGCGTTCCGACCCGTGGAGAATACGTCGGTTTCGATGAGTAACTACATCGTCTTCGACGTCCCTGTCTACGGGTACACGAACGCTCAGCAGTTGGAGGTGTATGCGGGCTTCAAGGCCCTATTCACCGCCACTTCCGACGCCGTCATCACCAAGCTTCTTGGTGGTGAGAGCTAGCCACTTCGGCTGGTTCCACGGTGGACTAGGAACTCACGTGCTGTAGTAAAACACAACACAACGCACATCCATAAAGGAGAAGAAGTCACGATGAACCCCTTCCATCAGGAAGGGCCAAACACCAAGGCACACAAGACCGCAAACACCATTCTCATGGTGGAGCGTGTCTTGGACGCCTATGGCTATGGCCAGTACCTCGGTCGGGTCCTTAACAGGATCCGGAACGAAGCGCAGGGCTCGGGTGACTACTTTACCCAGGCTGTGCGTGAGTTCCTCAACAGTTCCTACGTCTTTTGCACGGAGGAGGACTATAACAAGTTCTCCACGAACGTGCTCCAGATGGCGGTGGACCTCGAACATGAGGACACTGCCTGGAACTGAGATAGTAATTAGGCTAGGGAAGTCAACCCCCAATCAGGAGGTGGCTTGAAAAGCCTAATGTTGCTCTGGTATGAGCTCGCCAAAGAATTGGCGGGTTGGTGTTGCACGAGCGCTACTCGAGATTATAAAACAGTCTCGAGTCGATCGAATCACGAGGGTTTATCGTTCCTTACGATTACCCTTACAAACTTTGGTAAAGAGTTTGAAACAGCTCTTGACCAAGGTTTCGTGGCTGACGACCAGTTCGTTGGCTTCGCCAAAACTGGCGGGCTCCCCCGATTTCTCGGAGGTTTCCTTCAGCGTGTGTTCGATCGCGTAAGCGGTGTGCTAGTTGAGGATCCTTGTGTGGACTCTGTGTTTGCCGTCCGTCAGCTAACGCTGATGTTTGGTAAACTGGCCATCGATTGCTCAACAGAGCGAAAGATGGCTGCCATTGCAGGATACCTCGATTGTGAGAAGGATGTCCATGAATCTGACACCAAAAGAGAAGCAGACGATATGTCTGAGTTTCTTCGGATGTCGGACATGCTTTTCGCTGGAGTCCTCAGCCGAATGGAAACTAAAATCCATGGGCTGGAGCTCTTCGCGAAGCATGGTCCTGGTGCTACTGCGGATAAGCTACTTGGAAACAAGAAGTTTACCCTTAGCACCTGGACTTCCCGGCTTGAGAGAATTCTACCAAGTGGTGAATTTCTCCTTCCGAATTGGCGGTTTCAAAGCCGATTTGGGGCCGTGGATATCCTCGAACCCGGATCAGAACTACCCGTCAGGGTGGCGCTGGTTCCTAAAACACTCAAAACGCCTAGGGTTATTGGTATTGAGCCTAGCTGGAATCAATATTGCCAGCAAGCTTTGTTACCAGTGGTTCTAGATTCTCTGTCCAAGTATGACTACTTGGATAAGATGATAGGATTCGATGACCAGATGCCTAACAGGCAAATGGCTCGAAGAGGTTCCCTTTACGGGGACCTAGCAACGCTAGATCTTAGCGAAGCTTCCGATCGCGTTTCGAATCAGCTCGTACGGGCTATGATGCGGAATCATCCTCTTACAGATGAGGCGGTTCAAGCATCACGGTCTATGCGGGCTGACGTGTTTGGCAAGGTTGTTGAACTTGCCAAATTCGCGTCTATGGGTTCGGCCCTAACTTTTCCAATAGAAGCCATGGTCTTTTTGACCGTGGTACTTCTAGGGATTGAGAAAGGGTCTAGCACACTGTTCACCTCATCGTCCGACATACGTCGGTACGTGGGGCGAGTGCGTGTCTACGGGGATGATATTATCATTCCCGCAGAATTCGCAACTTCCGTGTCTACGTCGCTTGAGACCTTCGGGTTTAAGGTAAACGTAGGCAAGTCTTTCTGGACCGGAAGGTTCAGAGAGTCTTGCGGGGGGGACTACTTCCAGGGGGCGGACGTTACACCTGTCCGCTTCAGGAGGCTGTTCCCAACATCACGGAGGGACGCTGCTGGAGTCGTATCTCTTGTCAGCTTTAGAAACCAGCTCTATGAGCGGGGTCTTTGGCAGACTTGTAGGTACCTCGATGAGAAGATTAAGGAATTGCTAAAGCGATTCCCGGTCGTCTTACCGAGTTCTCCAGTACTAGGGCGTCGCAGCTTTCTCGGTTACCAATACGAGAAGCTGTCCACTGACACACACGCCCCCCTAGTCAGGGGGTGGGTAAGTCAGTCTCGTCTTCCTCTAAATACCATTGAGGGAGAGGACGCTCTACTCAAGGTTCTATCCTTGAAGGCTTACCAGGATTCGGTCCAAAAGTTGGACAGGGTTCTGATGCCTTCTCAAGATGGACATCTTGAGCGTTCTGGCCGTCCTAAGTCGGCTAACCTAAAACTTAGGTGGATGCCTCCGTGGTAAGGAGGCAGGGGCCCAACGGCCTAGCGGAGATGTCGGCGCGGCTGGCGAATTAGCCTACCGCGTCAGTCTCGGCGAACAGGTTCCCCTTCGGGGTTCTTCCTGTTTTGCCACGGAGATGCACT